CTAAAATTCTTTTATGAAAGGGCCTTAAAGTTTGAGTATTCTTTCTCTATTTTACGTCCCTTTTTCTGTGAACATTAATTTGTAATTTGTGTGTACAGTTTGTTCGGACATCATTTTTATCAACCCGTTATAAATATTGTTAACTTTCTCGGGTGTGCATTTATATTTGTCGGCTAGAACTGTTAATAAGCTACTCGTTTCATACCAATGACCTAAGTTGAGATCGTACTGTTTTTCTTTACATATTCTTCTTGTTTCAGGTTGATCTCCTATCATCATTAAATAACTCATTGTTCTAGCGTGAATATTTTGGTCGTTGGCTTCACTTACACCATTAGTAACTTCATATCGCCGTGCTAATCTTACGAGGTCTGGACCACTTTCTATATTACCCATACTGTTTTTGTAAACTATCATTCTTAAAAACCCCCCTACCACATTTGATACGGATGGTTCACTTTGCATGTTGAAATGGTTGGCGCTGTTGGTACTTATGTCTTGACTCGTTATTCCAGGTGAGCATATTATGATGTTGTCATCACCTAACACAAGCATAATCTTTAAACGAGAACCCATGTCCCTTACTAACCGTTCTTTCACAATTAAATTAACTAACGTGTTACCAAGAGAAGTTGTTGCTTGACCTGTATGACGGCTACCTGAACCTTCAAATCTAATCCCCATGCCTTTTGCTCTCCAATACTCATGCACAGTGCTCCACAACTTAACAACGTTTGGATTGCCACCTAACATTTTGTAAATTTCCATTTCAGTGTCGATTAACACTTGGTCTGTTTGTCTGTCTTGTTTTTTCAAATCATCTTCAGCAAACACAACGTCACCGTTAATTTTGTTCAACATCGCACTTATTTGTTGTGGCGTCATACCATCAACATACACCACGTCGCTGCGCATGCATCTTTTGAGGTTATCTTTGATTTGCTTAAAAAATGCACTAAATATTGTTGTTATCCCTTTCCTTTGCCATACAATTAATCTAACTCTTTGTTCATTCATTGTTTCAGGCATTCCGTTATTTGTCGATTCATTGGTCATTAAATCGGCAACGTCTTTCATTCTACTTTCTAATTTCATATGAATGTTAACATTTTGCATACCTTTAATAGAAAAAGATTGAGAAATTACTTGCTCTAGATCAGCTGAAACCTTAACAAAATCTGGTCTTTCTTTTAACCACTCAAGGATGGCTTCAGGGTCTATATTGACTGGTTGTAACGCTGTCAACGAACCTTCTTTGAAATATGTTTCACAAAACCGTTTACTGTCTTCAATGGCACTATGTTCTACTGTTCTCAAACTAATTTTCCCTCCCCATAACTCACTTACAGCATTAAAGCCGGCTGACATAAATTGAGGATAATTTGGCTGACTATACATTGGGTATCTCGTCATTGTGTTTTTCCCGACTCTTTTAATGTTAGTGAATTCAGCATTATTTGAAAAACCAACCATTTTGTTATTAGGCAACACCATCGTACCTGGCAACATTGCATGCTCGTCATCCCAGTAATTGATAATATTTGCTGGTATTACCTCTTCAATAACATCGTTGTGGAAAACATTGTCTTGTATACCACCACCTTTTAAAATTAAATTTGCACCACCAAAACCCTTACACTCTATGTAATGATCACTTGCATCCTCAAATCGATCGTCGTTTAAAGTCATTAAGCTTCT